TTTGTTTATCGCTTTTATCTGGTGTATTGTGGGCGTCCCTGGTATGGCTATATCCAGTTGCTTCTTGATTTCCTTTTCCCACTCTGACATGACTGCACGTATGGGCTTCAGGATGTACTTTGCCATCTCCTCTCCTGGCTTCAGCACCATAGGATAACTTGCGAGAATGGCCTTGCTTTCCATCTTCTTGAGCTTCTCATAGTAGTTTATGTCCTCACTCAGATGGTCAAGGGCTATCTGTTGTGCTATATTCGGGTCGTCCGTGTGTTCCATTTCTATGAGAGTTCCAGCCCGGACTTTATCAGACGGGAAATCTAACGGGTTATGTTTCGGGCCGCCGAGAGCTTCAGCTTTCTTTTCGTCCGCCCCTGTTGTTTCGGCTTCAGTTGGCTTCTTTTCAAAAGGGTTGGGTTTGTCTTCTGTTTCCTCATCATTCTTGGGGGCGAATGGATTTTGCGGATTGTTAAAGAAGCTGAATTCATTTTGGCCGTCACCGTTTTCTATGGGTTCAAGGCCGAGTTCTTCCCTTATTTCGTTCTTGGTCTTTATTCCGGTTCGTATCTGGAGTTCGTAAAGCTGGTGCTTCTGTAAGTCTTCGTCTATGTCTTCTACGCTGAACTGGAACTTCACGTCATCTATACCTGAAATCACCTCTTCCTTTTTTTCACCATCCGTGTCTTGCTTTATGAGCACTACTCCATTCTTAAATTCCGAGATAAGCTGTGTGTTGATGTAATATTCTATGAGCTTCAGAAGCGGCCGTATGGCTTTCCTTTTGAACACGCGGTTTTGGCCGAATTCTGTGGCACGGTTACTATCCTCTGTAAATCCGAGTTCCGAGGGAGTTATTCCGAAGCAGGCCCATATTATCTTGCTAAACCATTGCTGGTGGGCTAAGACTTCCATTTCAGCGTTAGATAGCCCGGTTTTCACAAAGTCCAGTTTGGTTCCGATTACTGGTATCTTGTAGAACAGTCTCCTGTAATTCCCGACTTCGTCTTTGACTTGGAGGGTTTCTTTAAGTTTTTCGCTTATCTGCCTGCACATTTCAGCGTCTGCGCCTTCGGCTGTTATCACGCCTTTGGGTATGCTGTGGTTCTTGTAGTAGTCTAATGAGTTGTCAATTCCATATACCAGAAGCTGTATGGTTTCCGCAAGAGTTTCCATGCAGGAGCGGCCGTAAATGCTGTCCGGTCGCGGGTTTCGCATCATATAGATTATTTCCCTTGTCCCGAATGGTGTCGGCCGGGCTCCGGTTGTCCAACCGTATTGGAAATAAGCCGCCTGTTCGGCCATCTGCATTAGGGTTTGCTTGTCGTTTAAGTTCTTCTGGACTTGGTTGAACACTTGAGCCCACGGTGGGTCTATCACATCCAATTTGCCTTGAAATGTCCCGAATATATCCGGGTTCTTCGTGATGGTTCCGCCGTCCCTTGCGTAGATTTCCCTCAGTCTTTTCTCCGGGTCAAACACCTTCACGATGACGCCTGAGTCTATTACGAGTATGTCCTGAAGCACTTTCTTGAGTATTTCCTCAAAACTTTCTTGGTTGATATTCGGATTGTCAAAGAACTGTTTTACTTTCTCGCAATGGTCTTTAGCTTCTGAGCTTTCGGATTCTTCATCATCCGTGCCACCGGGGACTTCAGCCTCTGTTTGCTTGTTTGGTTTTTCAGGATTTTGGTCGTCTTCTGCCTTTTCTTCCTCACCATCTTTGGGCTTGTCTGTCGGCTTCTCGAAGGGTTTACCCTGCTTTTCCGGGGATTTCTTGCTGTTCTCATCTCTGGGCACAATGTCCCATGAGATTGCTGAGATTTCGTCTATTATCGTCCTTATGCACATCTCCACGTATGGGGTTGCTGAGAGCCTTCTGATTTCAGGGATGTCTATGAGTCTTGGGTATCCGAAGCTTGGTTTGTAGAGAAACTGCGGGATTACGGCCTTGTACACCGATTTCGTTGTGTCTATCCCCACCGCCCACGGGAGGTTAGCCGCCGTGAATACTGAGTTCGGGGTGATGCGTATTGAGTCATTCCCTCCTAACGCTACTGCGCCTATTCTCTGAACCTGTCCAACGCCAGAGCCTACTCCGTATCTCTGGTTCGGTATAGGTGCTGCTTTCTGGGTATTCACATCTAAAAAGTCGGTTGTTTTACCTGACGATAATTTGCCATCTTCTGTGACTTCAATATATGCTGATTTCATAATTATGAGCCGGGGGACGAAAGGACACGCCCCCCGGCATTATCCCTTGGAGGAGAGATATATGAAACTATCCTACTTTCCTATCGGTTGAACTTCCTTATAAATCACATCTTCTTGAGGCCACCCATGTCTGGCTTGTATTTGGTGAGTTCCTTGAGGTTGAACGCCCTCGCATACATCTTTACGAGCCAGCTTGCCAAAGCACATGGGTCTATGTTCTTGTCGTATTTCTTATTGAGCTTGTTAATAGCATCAAGGTATATGACCGCATGGCTTCTACTTATGTTTACTTTCATTCTCTGGGCTTCTGATATCTCATCAAGGCGTTGTATCATGTTCGGGAATTCGTTCCACTTCTTAGCCGTTATGGCATACCACGGTCGGATTATAGTTTCCAGCACGAGTTCTAATTGAGCCGTCCTGACTTGTGTATTGCAATACTTGTCCAGTATCGTATGCGCCTCTTGGCTGATTTCAATTTCCATTCACGCCACCGGGATTTTATTCATATCCGGGCCGAAGCCCCTGATTTCTTCAAAGTCCTCTTTATTGGGTTTGTCGCTTGTTCCCATGTCAACGGCTGCTATGCCTATCTTTCTTTTGCCGCAGTCAGTCACGAAATAGGATAACGCGTCCGCATAATCTGGCGACTTATCCTCTGGCTTGATTATCGAGATAAGCCTATCGCTTCTGATTTCGTATTTTATTTTCATAAGCTGGCTTGAGAGATTCCTGAGTATGTCTGGGAATTTCTTGAGCGCACTTATGTCTATCCTTCCTTCCTGAAATGCCAGCCTAAGTTGCCAATACGCTAAGTCTTTCTTTTTATAATAAGTGTCTTTGTCTGCTTGTGTTTCCGGGGATGCCCCGCCTTTGAATTCCACCGAATTGAAGCCGAGTTCTTTTAGCCTTGGCGTAACTCCTGAACCCACCCCAGTTGTATCAACTACTATTTCAGCGTTGGGGTGGGCCTTTTTTGATACTAACCCAACCGTTTCCATTGGGTTTTTATGGCCCCATGAGAACGCTGACTCTATTTTGAAGTTCCTCCCATCTGTTATACCATTGAACAAAACCGTCTCGTCCATGCCGTGTTCTGCTACATCTAATCCAGATTTTTGCTTTACAGAAGCTATCCTCATTTGCCTTTCTAAGGCCGTGTTGAAGTCTGATAACTTAATAAGCTGGTCTTCGCTTTCCTCAGGGAAAAGCGCATCATAAAGTATCTTGAACATCATTGGGTTATTTTTGAGTATTTCCCTTTGTTCGTCTATGAACGCTTGCGTAGTCCTCCCTTCAGCCAAACCCACTTGCCACGGCACGTGTATCTTATCCCATGTCGGATTTATCCACGCATCATAGAACTGGTTGTCACGATTTAAGGGATTTCCGATAAGAACGAGGATACTGTCTTCCGGGAAGTCGCCGAGCATCCTTGTAATTTTCGCCTCATGGACTTCCTTTTTAATGTCTGCCGCTTCATCGCAAATTACCAACCGGCCCCCCCATCCCATCATTCGGCTGCCTTCCCCGTCTGCTGAGAACACTTTGAGTCTGTTATCATCTTTGAACGTGACTACTTGTTTGCTGACTTCTTTCTTCAAGCGGTCTATTCCTGAAGCGTCCAAGTCCACCATATCAGCAAGTGGCTGGCAAGTTGTTATGAATTCAGAAATATACCCACGGATTATTTTTGTCTGGTCTTCTATTGGGGCGATTAAGTTCACTGGGGATTTCCTATGGAATAACAGGTATAACGCCGCCGCCGCCGCGACTGCTTTGGATTTTCCATATCTTGTATAAGCGCAGATTACTAACTTTCTGGTTTCACCATAAGCTATCTTTCGGATTATCTCTGCCTGCATGGGTGATGGTGTGAACTTAAACAGGACTTCGCAAAGTGTGGTGACATCCTTGTTGTCTATGAGTTGTTGGAGCATGGTTACCTATCCATAGGCTCTATTTAGCCACTAAAACGGCTTTCTTTTTGGTAAACGCTTCCCACCTATCGATGATTACCTGAACGTATAGCGGGTCTATCTCTATACCGTAGCACACCCTGTTGGTCTGTT